ATTAACCACCGAGCTAAACTCGTGAGTTGGTAATTACCCGACAAACAAAAAGCCCCCTACGTTTAGGGGGTTTTTCGTACAAAGGAAAACTAAACAAAACAAAAACTAACTACGAACTACAAAACAAAAATAGTTAGTATGCTACATATATGTGAGAAAATAATTTTAACAATGAATAAAGTAAATGAAATCGTGAGTAAGTACGCAGATCGTTTGAAGTCATTTGGTATTAAACTAAGTGCGGAAGGCGAAATCGAAGCGGCTATTCCAGTACGTTTTGCAGTTGCAATTCTTAAAGATGGTGTTGAAGTAACTTCACCCGATGAAATGATTGCCGTTGGTAGTCCACTTTTCGTAAAGGATGCAGAAGGAAATGAAATTCCTGCACCTGATGGAAAGCATGAAACTGCCGAAGGTAAATACATCGTAACCGTTGGCGGTGTTGTAACTGAAATCTTAGAGCCAGAAATGGAATCTGAAGAAGTGGCTAAAGAAGAACAAGCCGCTTTTGATGGGGTTACCAAAGAGGAATTTGAATCTACTATCAATGCGTTGATTGAGCAGTTTGAAAGCCGCATCAATGCGTTGAATAGCGAGAAAGCGCAACTATCTGCACAAGTTGAAAAGATGAGCAAACAACCTGCAACCGAGAGCGTGAAGAAAGTAAACGCACCAACTGCATCCGCTCCAATCAACTTGGCAAAGATGGATTCTAAAAATAGAATCTTCTCAATTATAAATAAATATAAATAAAAATAAAAAAAGAAAATGGCTGATTCATTGACAATCACAAGCACCTATGCAGGTGAACTGGCGTTACCATATATCAACGCCGCTATTTTGTCGGGAGACACTTTAGCGAAAGGATATGTGACCTTAAAAGAAGGTGTAAAATACAAGGCAGTATTAAAGAAGTTGGCTAATTCAGCTTCATTGGTACAAGCTGCTGCATGTGACTTCACTCAACAAGGATCATTGACATTAACCGAAAGCGTGTTAACTGTTACAGATTTGATGACTAATCTTGAGTTGTGCAAAAAAGAATTTGCTCAAGATTGGGAAGCTGCTGCAACTGGACGCGGATTTATTAACGATGTTGTTCCTTCGAATTTTGTTGACTTTTTGATTGGTTACGCTGCTGCTAAAGTTGGTGAGACAATCGAATACACAATTTGGCAAGGTGATACAGGTGGAACTTACGCTTCATTCGATGGATTCGAAAAGAAATTGAAAGCTGGTTTGAGTGGTTCTGCTGATCAAACTTGGGCAGCTACTTTGGATGCATCAACTGTTATCGCAAATATGAATGCAGTTATCAATGCTCTTCCTGCCGCTTTGATTGGTTCTCCTGATACTAAATTGTATGTGAATCGTGCAACTGCTCAATACTATCGTCAAGCCATCACTGCTTTGGGTTATATGCAAATGTATCAAGCTGCCGATGAGTTCAACTTGCAATTCAACGGATACGACATTTATGTTTGTCCCGGTATAAGCACAGGAACTATTATCGCTGCACAACCATCTAACTTGTTTGTTGGTGTTGATGCTAACTCTGATTTCGCTGAAGTTAAGGTTGTCGATATGTCTTTGACTGACGCATCTGATAACGTAAGAATGGCAATGCGTTTCCGTACAGGTGTGCAAGTTGGTATATTGACTGACTGCGTAATCGGACATAACTAAAATTAACCACATATAAAAGGGGAGTGGTTACGACTGCTCCCCATTTTATTAAATAAAAAATATAAAACAATGAGTTGTGAATTAACCGCAGGATTTACGCTACAATGCAAGGATGGCATTGGGGGAATCAAAAAAATATATTTGAATGCACAAAGTGGATTCGCAGGAGAGTTGACAATTGACGCTTCAACTCAAGAGGTTACAGCTTCTGCATCTGCTTCTGATTTGTTTGAATTTATATTGCCAAAATCAACAGGCAGCTTCACAGAAGAAGTGGCATCAAGTGTTGAGAATGGAACGATTTTCTATACACAAACAGTTACCGCATCATTCCACAAATTAAGCGCAGCCAGAAGAAAGCAATTGGAATTAATCGCTCAAAATCGTTTGTTCGTTATTGTGTTAGATAACAACGATAACTATTGGGTGGTAGGTTATGAGGATGGCGCAGAAGTTACCGCAGCATCAACCATGACAGGAACAGCGAAGGGTGATATGAATGGTTACACAATCACATTCACCGCTGATTCAAAAAACAAAGCGTATCGAATTGAAGATGGGGTATTTGCTTCCGACTTCAACATCAATGCTGCTTCACCTGTTTAATACATTTGCAGAGTGAATTACCTGCAATCTAATACCGCATCTCAAACTCTCCTGCTATCACTTAAGCAGGGGAGTTTACTTTTTTCAACAACATACACCGATTATTTATTGGTGTTACAAAATGAATTAACTTCGGAAACATTATATGTGATTCCAACGATTATCAATGAAAACGATAGGATTACAACTTTGGGCATTAGTACGAATTTCGATGATCCAACTAACGCGTCAATTCTTATCACTCACGGTGGCCGTTGGAATTATATTGTTTACGCTCAAAATTCAAATACTAACTTGGATCCTGGTGATGTGGTGGTGGTTGGAGAGATTGACAAGGGTTTTATTGAGTTTTCTTCGCTCATCAATTACTATACACAACCAACGATAACAATACCTTCTGATATCGAATACAATGCCTAATTTAGTAGAAGAAATAAAACAAAGGATAGGAGCAACGCAAGTTGAGTTGTCCAAATATGTAAAGATTCAACCGATAGAGGTTGAAGATAGGAAGGGATTTGTGAGTTATGGCGAATCTAATTCCTTTCCGCAGTACATCATTGAACTTTACAACGAATCGCCAGTGCATGGTAGTATTGTCAACTCGATTGCGTTTATGATTGCAGGACAATCATTCGTGTCAAGTAGCGCAGAAGCATCAACTGAAATCGCGAGGTTAGGATTAGACAAGATAAGACATTCAACCGCACTCGATTTAAAGCTACATGGTGGTTTTTATTGGGAAGTAATTTGGTCGATGGATAGAAGTACGATCGCGCAGATTAATCATTTGCCATTTGAGAATTGCAGGTTATGCGTGAGCGATGACAATGACGATGTCAGTGGAATTTATTACTCTCGTGATTGGAACGATACGCGCAAAAAGAAGAACATACCTGCATATATACCGATGTTTAATCCCGATTACAAGGATGAATATCCAAAGCAAGTGATGTTCGTGCATTCGATTGTACCGGGTAGCGAATATTATCCTAAACCCGATTATATAAGTGCAGTAAACAATATCGAGTTAACGCGTCAGATTAGCGAGTATCAAGTTAATTTGATTCTCAATGGTTTCTTCCCTTCGTTGATTACTTCGTTTAACAATGGCATTCCATCGCTCGAAGAACAACGCATGATTAAAAACCAATTGCAACAAGCGATTCAAGGAGCGGAGAATGCAGGGAAGGTTTTAACTTTTTTCAATGAGGATAGAGACAGAGGTGTTGAGTTTACTCCGTTCCCAGTGTCCGACATGGACAAACAATTTGAAACATTAGTAGGGCAAGCGGTTGAATCTATATTGGTTGGACATCGTGTGACCAGTCCATTGTTATTCGGCATTCGCGATGGTGGTGGCTTAGGCAGCAACACCGATGAAATGAAGCAAGCCATGCGAATCTTCATGAAGCAAGTGGTTGAGCCGTTTCAACGCATGATTACCGATAGCATCGAGTATTTATTTTCAGTTATTGCAATAAATGCAACAGTTGAAATTACTCAAAACGATTTGTTTCAAGATGCTCAAACAAATGATGCAGGCCAACCATCATTAGACGTTGCAAGCCAAGCCTTGAATGGAGCGCAGATAGCTTCATTACTTGAAATTATTGTACAAACAACTGCGAATGTCTTAACCATTCCATCTGCTAAGGCAATCACAAAGGCAGCATTCCCAACGATGAGCGATGAGCAAATAAATAGCATATTCGACAACCTTTCAAATGTCGTAATTGATCCAACGCAAATCGTTCAAAAAAAAAAAGTTAATTTAGAATCATACGAGCCAACCGATGAGATGGCTCAAGAAGCGGAGTTAGGTTTAAAGTGGCGTGATGAATTTGGTAGAGGTGGCACGGAAGTAGGCGTAGCGCGTGCGCGTGACATTAGCAATAAACGTAATTTATCACTCGATACAGTGAAGCGCATGAATAGTTACTTTGCGCGTCATGAAGTCGATAAAGAAGCGAGTGGTTGGAAT